GAACTTAAAAGTGGCATCCATCACACAGCAACGGGCGATGGATCCAACCAATACTGCTCTAGGCAACTGATACATGTCCGGTTCACTCATCAACACAGCGCTGGAGTATCTCCAGTGCTCATTCCGCGCTGTGCCATTTGCCGTTCTTGGCAGTGGGGGAGAGACCGGGCGCAAACAGGCTGTTCATCAGTACCCATACAGAGATGGGGTCTATGTTGAGGATCTGGGTAAACGAGGCCGGGTCTATCATATTCGTGGATTTGTAACGGGTGCTACGGCTGCGGCGCAGAGAGACCTGTTGGTTCTGGCAGCGGAAACAGCTGGCACGGGGTTGTTGATTCACCCGACTATTGGGGTCATCAAAGCCGCATGCATGAATTTTGCATGGGGCGAGCCAGACGGCATTACGGGCCGGATTGATGTTTCGTTCGATTTCCTCGAGCAGAAGGATCTGCTGGGCAGTACAGTCAAGGTTGCCCTTGATGCTGCGGCCGCAGCAGCAGCTCTTGTGGCGCAGGCTGTATCCGCCAGCAGTTATGCCAAAACGGCCACCGCCGCTTTAGCTGTTGGCCAGCCTGTTGTTGCCGCAGCGCAGGCAGTAGCAACGGGGTGGGGGAGGGTTGCCAATCAAGCTGTTCGCTCACCTCGCGCCATGGCCTCCGCGATCAGTATCCTTCCTGGAAATAACGGTAGATACACCTCAGGAAACGCTGCGGTGGTCGATAATACGGCCACGGTGTCAACCGTTCTGGCTGATCTGACAACCTCCCGCGTAGCCATGGAAAGTGCCGTGGCGGATCTGGGGGCAGGTGGTACGGCGGATGCTTTATCCAGTGCTGCTCTGAACGTGGCGGAACTGGTACGCACGTCTCTGGCAGATCCCGGCGCACAAATGGCCGCTCTGCTCTCCCTCGCGACATTGGCCCCCATTGGCGCAGCTATTGCAACGGCCCGTTCTGCCACGGCGGCGATGTGCCGGCAGATGGCTTTGGCATCCATCGCTCTGGCCTGTGCGGACTGGAACCCAACATCATCCGATCAGGCAGAAGCGCTCCGTAAGCTGGTTGCCACGCAAATGGATACGGCAGCTACCGAAGCGGCGGATGAGGGCTACACGGATATCTGGCGGGTGTTACGGGATCTTCGTTCGTCCTTGACCACCTTTCTGGCCCAGCAGGCCAGCCAGTTGCCGGACCAGATTACCGTTGCCCGCAACGGGCCTTTGCCTGCGCTTGTGCTGGCACAACAGCTTTATGCGGATGGCTCCCGATCGGATGATCTGATCGGCAGGGCAAACCCCATTCATCCAGCCTTCATGCCTACAAATTTCCAAGCTTTGTCTTCCTGATCTTGCGGAGCCCCCAATGAGCCTTCTGAGCGATGCATCCACAGTGTTTGGGTATGATAGTCAAACGGCTCAGGGCGTTACAATCAGGATCGGCCAATACATCATTACTGGTTGGGAGCGGGTGTCCATTCGCATTGGGCTGGAGATCATGCCTTGGGCAGCCATGCTGGAAACGTCCAGTTGGCAACCCACTGCAACTGGCGGCAGTGACCTTTCAATCAACGAAGGGGATGCCTGCAGTATCCTTATCGGTAATGATCAGGTCCTGACCGGCTACGTCCAAAGCATTGCCGAGGACATTGGGCCTGAAGAGCATTCCTTACGGATTATCGCCACGTCAAAGTCGGTTGATGCGGTGGAGTGCTCTGCCCTGTTTTCCACTTATCAGATGAACAATACGACCGTGCTGGGTATTGCCCAGCAGGTCTGCCAGCAGGCGGGCATACAGGTCAGGTCCATTGGCGGGGCTGGGGATACCAATATCCAGCAGTTCTCCGTCATTCTGACCGAAACCGCGTATGAGGTCATCGAGCGCGCTACGCGCTTGGCCGGGTGCCTGTTTTACGATCAGCCAGACGGCAGCATCGTACTGGCCCCACTGGGTACCAAAAATGTCGGGTGCCTGACGGTGGGGCAAAATATTGAGCGCATGTCCGTCCTTCGCTCGCTTAATGGCCGCTACAGTAATGTGCAGGCCATCATTCAGAATATGGCGGTGCTGTTCACTCCCCCCGATGACGGGAACAAGCAGACACAACAGATGCAGGCACAGACCGCTCCCGTACAAGCATCTGCGAATGATAGCGGGGTAAAGCGACCGCGCACACTGCTTATTCCGGTTGAAACGGGGGATGCAGATTACGCTGTGGCTCGCCAGCGAGTGCAGTGGGAGGTCGCGCGCCGCTACGGGCGATCACAGGTGGTGGAAATAACCAGCGATAGCTGGCGGGACAGCAACGGGCACCTATGGCAACCCAACACGCTCTGTAGGGTTTCGCGCCCCCAGACAGGCTTCAAAAAAGAGCTTCTGATAGCCGAAATTGAATTCGTGCAAGGCGAGAGCGGAACCCACGCCAATCTGGTTTTGATGCCACCTCAGGCTTTCAAGCCACAGCCTCTGGTGCTTCCTCTGGCCCAGAGCGAGGGTGTAGCAGCCGCAATAAGGAACACCTGATGTCCAACGCATTCAGTCGATTGGGCAGGCGCGTATCCATGGCGCTGGGGTTGGGGCGTCTGACAGCCAATACGGATGAGCAAGCCTCTACTCACACCGTACAAGCGGCACTGGCAGGCGGAGAACTCCGCAGTGATGTGCCGCTACTCCAGCAGGTTGGTTTCCACAGCCGCCCTCTGCCGGGGGCTGATGTCGTGGTGCTGTTCCAGGCGGGGGACAGATCGCGTGGTGTTGCCGTGGCAACCGGGGACCAGAGATATTACCCCCGTGACCTGCAGCCGGGGGATGCGTGCCTTTACCATGTCAAAACAGGCGCGCGGGTGTGGCTCAAGGCTGATGGCAGTATTTCCATCTCTACATCAGGTCCCCTTAATGTCACTGCGTCTGAGGCGGCCTTTAACTGCCCCATAACCAGCACCGGAGATATTTCGGCAAAGGGGGACGTGCTGGCCGGCAAGATCAGCCTGACCAATCACAAGCATCCCGTGCAGGCTGCGCCAGGTACAACAGGGGTACCGGAATAAAATGGATATTGCTCTTTCGTGGAATGTCGCACGCGGCGAAGGGGAGTGGATTATCAGCGGTGGTGACCTACTGCTTGGTAGCGCTCTGGCCTCTGCCGTGATGGTCAGTCTGTTCTCAGATAGGGTGGCGCCGGAAACCATAACCGCGCTTGACGGTGCTGTTGGCATTTCTCCCGCTGCCGGCGCTTCTGGATCCCGCACAAACAACCGCCGTGGCTGGTGGGCCGATGCCTGGGCAGACAGCCCCATAGGCTCGCGGCTGTGGCAGATGGAGCGCGCCATAAAGGCCGGGCAGTCCAGCGTTCCGCGTGAGGTTGAAGCCATATGTCAGGAATCCCTGCAATGGCTGGTGGATGATGGTGTGGCGCAAAGCGTGGTGGTGGCCGCCCAATGGAGTGCCACCAACAGGCAGGCGGTAGAATTCCGTGTGACTGTGCAGGAGCCCGGGCAGGTTGCCCCGCAGGTATTCCTGTTCTCTTGGGCATGGAAAGGGCTGTAATGCCATATGCAAGACCAACCCTGACTGACCTGCGTCAGCAGGCATTGCAGGATGTTCTGGACGGCGGGGTAGCAGGTGTTTCCGCAGTACTGCGCTTTTCAGTCCTCAGTGTGCTCTGTTACGCGCTAGCGGGTCTTACCTACCTTCATTACGCCTATCTGGACTGGATCTCCCAACAGGCTGTTCCTTGGACTGCAACGGACGAATATCTGGAAAGCTGGGGGGCTTTGAAAAGAGTGACCCGCAAGGCTCCGTCCGCTGCATCTGGTAGCGTTGCCTTCAATGTCACGGGGGATGGTACCATTCCGGCTGGGACCGGTATCGCGCTGGCTGGTGGTTTAATGGCCACAACAACGGCAGACAGCACAACCAGCAATAGTGTGGCTACGGCCCCGGCCACATGTAGCGTAACAGGACGCGCTGGCAACATACCAGTAGGCAGCCTTGCAACATTATCCAGCCCTGTCCCTGGCATCCAGACAGTGGGGCAGGTGTCTTCAGCGTTTGGTGGTGGAGCTGATCTTGAGGAAGAGGAGGACTTCCGCTCCCGCGTCCTGCTTGCGTGGCAAGGGGATGGGGAAAACGGCAAAAAACAGGATTACATAGACTGGGCTCTGGCTGTCCCCGGCGTAACCCGCGCATGGGTTAACCCTTTGGGTTTTGGGGCTGGAACAATGGTGGTTTATCCCATGCTGGATGCTGCCAACGCAGCTAGCGGTGGCTTCCCGAACGGGACTAATGGGGCCAGTGATTCGGATACACGGTATGCCACAGCGACAGGGGACCAACTGGTCATTGCCAATGCGCTTTATCAGTCTCAACCGGTCGATGCTCTTGTCATCGTCTGTGCCCCTGTAGCCCAACCCGTAGACTTTACAATAGTCGATCTGGGGACCGGGAATACGGTTGCCAACCAGACCCTTATCAAGGCCGCATTGACCGATATGTTCCTGCGCCTGTCAGCTCCCGGTGGAACGATACACCCCAATAACTGGGATGAAGCCCTGTCAGCCCTTAATTTAAGCACCTTCAGTGTGTCTGAACCTACGGGTCCAGTTACGGGTGCCAATGCAGCAGCCATGCCGATGCTGGGCTCCATCACTTTCGAGAGTTGATATGCCGCCAGTCTTCACCAAAGATATGTTTCGGCCGGCCTTCATGAGCCTGCTGCCCACCGGGCCGATCTGGCCTCGGGGCGAGGGGAGTGTTCTTTACAAAATTAGTGGCGCATGGGCTGCCAGTTTTGCACGTAGCTCTGACCGGGCAGGTAATCTGCTGGTTGATGCGTTTCCCACCAGCACAACCGAACTGTTGCCTGAGTGGGAGGCAACACTTGGGCTGCCAGATCCATGCGCTGGGGTGAACCCCAGCATTGCGCAACGGCGGGCACAGGTTGTGGCCCGACTGACCGATACCAACGGGTGCTCTGTCCCGTATTTCATCGCTTTTGCTAAAGCCCTTGGCTACGACATCACCATAACGCAGTTTGCCCCCCGGCGCTTTGGGGCGCGCTTTGGCACACCATTTGGAGGTGATGCCTGGGCCTACGCATGGCAGGTCAATGCCCCCCAGTTCACAATCAACCGGCTGAAGTTCGGTGACAGCTTCGGCCAGCCTTGGGCGCAGTGGAGCAATAATGTTCTTCAGTGCGAGCTGAAGGCCCGCGCCCCAGCCCATACAATCCTTTTATTCAATTACGGGAACTGACATGGATCTGCTGATAGCGACAAACACAGTCGCACAGGAGCAGGCGGATAAAGCACCCGCCTCCGGCACGCCCGGGTGGGCCACGGACGGGAACCCTGCTACCGGCCAAATGGCGACCGATGCACCCGCCTGGCACTACAATATGATGATGTCGGAACTGATCAACATCGTCAAAGCCGCTGGCATCACGCCCAGTAATTCCGATTGGTCACAGGTCCTCAAGGCCATGCAAACCATATTTTCTCCTGCGCAATATGGTGTTGCCCCGTATAGCGCGCAACTCGCGCAGCTGGTGGGCGGGTACCCTACAGGCGCTGTTGTGTTTGATGCTGCAGGAAATTACTGGCGTTCGACCCAAGACAGCAACCTGAGTGTTCCCGGTGCAGATGGTGCAAAGTGGGTTAACTTTTTCACCGGGATTTTAACAAAACAGCAGGCTGATTTACTCTACTTGTCGTTGCTTGGCGGCAATGTCACGGGTGCAATGGACTGGGGCAGCAAAACCGTTGCCAACACTGTTACGCATCGCTTCTGGTCTGCCGGACCGCCTGCTGAGGGAGACGCAGCGCCCGATGCCACCCTGAGCATTGCTGGTGGCACGCCCGGCACGGCCAACAAGGGAACTATGGCACTCTCGACAGGGGTGTTTGACCTCAGTGAAACAGGGCAGGTTCTGGTCCCCAGCATCCTGACCTTTAACGGCAAGGATGCCTTAAATGCCCTGACGGCAGAGGGCCGGTATGTCAAATCGGTTCCGGTTGCTCCGAATAAGCGCATCACCGACATCTGGGAGAACGCGGACGGGCGGCTTGTGTTCGGAGACGGTACGACTGCTCCAATTCTTGCCAGCCTGTCTGACCTGCCTCTTGATCCCGGCCAGCAGATACAGACGTTCGTCGTCTCAGGCGACAACAGCGGCATTGTCACAACCAAATTCCCGGTAGCGTTTAAGGCCGGAACGGTCCCGCGTGTTCTCCTGCGGATCAACAACGAACCCAACAGTAATGCCTGGACCCGTGTTGCGCACATCGCGCTCGACGCGAACTACAATG